ACGGCATCAGCCTGTTACCGGGGCGCATGGGTGGCTGTGCAATTGTCTGCGGCATCTGCTGCATGGGCTGGCCCACCGGCATGATGCTGGCCTGTGGCTGCTGCATCTGCTGACGCTTTGCCATGAGCATCTGCATCATCTTGGACTGTTGCGCCTGCCCCATCGGGAGCCGCTGCGCCATCATGCTGAGATAATTCGCGTTCATTAGTGCGCCCCTACTCTGACATCTGCCCACATGCCCAACATGACCACCTTCACGGGGTCACTGACGCGGACCTTGATGATCCTGTTACGATACGAGCCAAGCGCATTCCACACCGCCCGGTACTTGTACTGACCGATCTGCCCCATGCTCGCATTGCGTGGATTGCTCCACGTCATGCCGCCATCGTCGCTGTGGCTTTCCATGACGATCGGGCTTGAGCCTTGGCCGGAGGAAAGGCCGACGCCTGCCTCGATGTCCAACTCCAGGCGGGACATAAACGCGCGCTTGCCGTCATGGCTGATCTGCGTGCTTGTCGCCTCGCGGACAATGCCTTCGCTGTTTTCCGTGAAACTGTCGGCAAGCAACTCGTACAGGTTGCCGTCTGAACTGCCGACGATCTGCTTGGTTCCATTAATGGCAAACGTTTCAGCGTTCCAACCGCCCGTAGGATCTGATCCCATAGGCCACGATCCCGTCTTTCTGTAACTCCACATATTGGTGGAGATGTCCCAAGCGACTGACCATTCGTCCGGCAACTGCAGGCAGTAGAACAGATGGCCGCGTTGCTGGTACGCAAACGCGCTCAGCATGGACAAGTCCGCCACTGACTCCAGCAGCGTATCCACTTCAGGCGGGCTGATCTTGCGCGGGGCGTAGCCCTCTGCACGATAGACTGAAACGCCCCCAGCCTTCCCGTCCCTGCCCACCCACGTCAGGCCGCTATCTACGACTAATGCCGTATCGCGTGACGTGCAGCCGATGTTGGCTGATGCTGTGGCAGTACGTGCAAAAGCATTGGCCCCGCTGTCACCCGTAGGCCCCCACCATTCCGTGGTTTTCGTTCCGAGCAATGCCACATCATTAGCCACTGCACGAACAGCCACAAGGTTATCACTCTCAGCTTCAGCCGTGGCGAAGTCGAGCGCGTCGAAGGTGAAGACGTTTGTCAACCGCCAGCGGAACCGGCCCGTGTCCTTGACTGCGATAATTGTGTAGCTCGCCAGGGAAGTGCATGACGTGGCCTGCTCGTATCCCCCGCCGGAATGCTCTGTTAGCGTCAGGGTTGGTACGTCGAAGTAGTAGGACTTCACCCCCGCTGCGATGTCGATCTGGTTTGAGTTGTAGCTCATGTCTACATGGCCAGCACCCTCAACCGTCCCAAGGCTTGACGATGTACCGTCTGAGTTCACCTTGTAGAAGGTTGTGCCGATCACTGCGTAGTGAACGTCAGCCGCCGTAATTTGCCCGCGCACTTCCCCGCCGCCTATCGTGGCGAATAGGGATCGTGCAGGCGTGCCATAGCACACAAAGTCCGTGCGCCCTTCGCCGTCTACTGGCTCACCGTACAGGTTCACCAGAGACTGCATACCTGCAGCGTTCGACCGGCCCTTGTTGAACGTGCGGCCAAAGGGGATACGGACGCGGGGCATTAGGCCAGGATGCTCGCACCTACGGAATAGGTGATGCTGTTGGCGTTGTTGTGCGTCACAAGAATGCGATACGTCCGGGGAAGCATATCGTTGGCCACTGCGTTAGCAGAAGCCGTTGCGCCGGGAAACACCTTGTAGACGTTCGTGACAGCAGTGATAACTGCCGCACCAGCAAGCAGCGTGTAGTATTTGCCGCTGACTTCGCACTTGCCCTGAATGGTAACAGTAATGGACCCTGTGCCTGCAGTCGTTACGTCCAGCACTACGTGAATGCCGCGCCCGTCAACATTTATCAGGTCGCCCGAGTTCAGCGTCGATGTGCGCGCAGCCGATGCAAGCGCCGTGACTGACGTGACCGTTCTGTTTTTAACGAGCAATTCCCCTCTAGCAGTGGACTGCGCATTGACCACGTTGTTATCAGCGATAACGGGCAGTGTTGCGTTGTATTGCATTTGCATTAGAAGAACTCCACCTTGACAGGCTCTTTGCTTGACCGTTGAGAGACATGGCGCTCTAGCAGACGGTATCCCGTCTCGCCGAGCAGATAGGGGTTGTCAGAGTTAGGCCCGCGCCCGAAGGCTTCCGCACACTGGCCAGCCACGACTTGGGCATACGGAAGCGCAGCAGCGTCGGGGATGGCGTCGTCTAGCCAGTAGACGAGCGATTCCTCAATGAGCCACGCACGGACCTTTGACGCGCGCCTTGAGATCATGTCGCTTGTGTTCGCGTCCAATGTCTCGCCATTGCTGATGAGCGCAAGCTCCTCGGCCACTAGCGTGTAAAGGTCCGTATTGCTCGTCGTCACTCTGCAGCATCCTCAATGTACGTGGCCTCTTCAGCCACTACAGGCTTGGCAGGGCGTCCGCGCTTGGGCTTTGGGGCCTCAAGCACCTCAAGCGTTCCCGGCTCGTCGTTAATCTCTTGAAAGAACTGATTGCCGCGCAACTTGCGAACAGCGTGCTGGTAAGCAGCGTCATTCTCATAGTTTTCCGGCAAAACGTCTTTCGGGATACCTTCGATAAAGCGAATGCCAAACATGGTGCAAGCCGCCTGCATGGGCGTCCCGTCATGCTCAACCCCGCCTAAAAACACGAAACGCATAGTTCCTCCTTGTCAGAAAATAGAAGGGGCGAACCATCGCCCGCCCCTTCCAACTCATTACGAAGGCTGGCCTTCAAACCGGCCAACAAGCGAGAAAATCAGCGTGCCGGTCGTCGTTGCCGGTCCCGCCGCTGCTACTGCCGTAATGACAGTATCCGCCGTGTAAATGTGATGTTGTCCCGCAACCAGCAGCGTGCTGGAAGCCGTTCCGGCCTGACCAACTGTCGACGCCGAGAAGAACCGCGTCGCAGACCCGGCATCCCCGACGTTGATCGTCAGAGTCGTGCCGCTGTCCATGTCGGTAGCTTCAAGACAGCCTGACAGAACACGGAAACCCTTCGGCACTACACCGAAGTTGATTGCGTCAGAGGTCGTCAGTGCAGTCGTGATAGGAACTTCCCAGTAGAACGAGATCGTGTTCCCTGGGGTTGCGCCAACGCTCGCATTCGGCGAGTTGGCGTATTGCTTCGAGTTATAGGTAGCCATTGTTCATGGTCCTCATAAAAGAGAAAAGGGAAGCGGCCAGCCATAGGCCAGCCGCCGTCACTTGGGGTTAGTCGCCCACACCGGCGCTGTAGACCGTGACCATGCCCTGCTGCTTCGAAGCCGAGGCGGACCCCGTTCCGAAGTGCAGCTTGGCAATGCCGCGAAGCTCTTCAATCGCAACACCCGGACGGAACTTGTAGTCCGCCGTCATGTCCGTGATCGGCATGGGTTCCTGACCCCACACAACGCCCATCGCCTGCTGGCCGCAGAGGAAGTTCGGCTCAACCGTGATGTTGCCAGCGCCGCCCAAAGAGAAGCGGGTGGAGGCTGTCGTGATCAGCGATGTGATTTCCTCAATCTGGCGCACAATGACGCCTTCAATCAGAAGATCCCCGTCCTGGAACAGCGGGTTGTTGTCCATGCCATTGCCTTCACGTGCGCGAGCATCGCGATTGGCATTGATCATGGCCGTGTCAAGCTTCAGGTCGCGGAACGCGCGAGCGCCAACGAACATCACGAAGTATTCGCGCCCGTCTTCAAGACGGAACGGACGAATCGCCGGTGAAGCTGATTTGGCAATGCGCTTGGCGAGGCTGATCATGGCAACAGTCAGCTTGTCGGCTGAGTTGTCGATATTGGCCAGCGAAGCCGAGTGGTCGCCCGCTGAGTAGTTCGAGATAGCCGCACCGTACAGAATACGGTCGCTATTCGCGGTTGCCCACGTGTCGTAGTTGCCTTCGGTTGCTGCGGTCACAACGGTGTTGCCGTCTGAGTCCACAATATCAACCGCAGGAAGCGACGAAGTCGTAACAGTCGGACCCGCCATGTACTTGATCAAGTCGGCACGGAGCGTGTCGGCAGACCAAAGCTTCAGCATGTCACGGCCCGCGTTCAGCAGGTCGATTTCCGTCTTGTAAGACGTGGACTTCGGCACCTTGACGGCGTTACGAAGCCAATCAACGCTGATGGCGCAGTTGTAGTTGCCAAGCTGCTCTTCCTTACCGTCCAGAACGCCCGATCCACGGACGCCAGCGGCGTTGAGCTTGGTGATGAGCGGGATGTTGATCGTCTTGCCAGCTTCGCTAGCGAGTTCATACATCGTGCAGATCACTGAGGTTTTCTTCCGGCCCATATAATTCAGGAAGCCACTCTCCCGAACGTACTCGGCAAGATATTCTTTTGACCAGACCTGCTTTTCCAAAGCAGATGAAAGGTTAGTTTCAGCCATTTAAGGGTGTCCTATTTGAACACCGCGTTGAACGCCTCCCCAGGTCCGACCGGAGCAGTCGAGGTTTTACCCCCGGCACTTGGTGCGGATGCGAGTGACGGTCTTGGCAGTGTCGATGTGGGGGGATGTCCCGCGACACCTGCGCTCTGTGGCTGCTGAGTTCCGGCTTTCGTGTACCCGTTGGCTTCGGCCCATTTCTGTGCCCATGCCTCTGGATCTTCGTCACCGATCTTCTGCAGTCGTAGAGTCCGCTGATGCTGCGAAACCACGAAGTCATAAGGGTCCGGCTGACGTTGGATGGCTTGCCAAATGCCAGGGTTAGCTTGCAGTTCTGACTGCAGCCATTCCTCGGCGGCTTTGACTTTCTCAGGCCCATGATGCCGGGTTGCGGCAACAAGGCTGGCGTTTGTAATTGCGTCCCAACGAACACGTTCAATGCGTTCGTTCAGTGAGCGTTCGAATGCCTCTGGATCTGCTATCGGGTCCAAAGGTTGAGGTGGCCGTCTCGTGGCTTCCTCATATTTACGCCGCATGTCCTCAAGCTCTCGCTCGTACTTTTGGCGCTTCTCTCGCTCATCCAGAACTGCGGCCATCGGAATGTATCCCGGCGGCGGTGCGCTGGGCTGTGATGGCATAGGTTCTGATGTCGGGGCGGGCTGCTCTGCAGCAGGCGGCTCCGGTGCAGGCGGTGGGGCTTCCACGGGCTGCGAATCTTGTTTAGACGCAAATCTTCCAGTGTCGTCTCTTGGTTGGTCCAGAAACGACAGCTTATCCTCTGTC